AAAACTTGTGGTCGCCTAGTGTAACGAAAGTTGCAACGTTATCTTGTAATTCCGCCTTTTGTAATGGCGCGGCGTATTTGACAAGCATTGGCAGAATGACTGACTCGGCTGAATCAATAATATCGTCCAAGTAAGCATCATTATACAAAGAAGACGAAACGCCAAGAATTGCACGCAGTTGTGCAGCGGTAACAATTGTCGGCATTTCGTCTCCTTGTCAATAGGTGTTTAGGGCGCGGGAGCACGCCCCAAACGTTGGGTCTTAGGCTACGTTGAGCTTACGGAAAGCGCTTGGGTAGCGGTTGACAACTGCAGCGTATCCATAGAGACCAATCTCTACGCGACCGTTTGCAACGAGATTTGCGCGGAGTTCAATTGTTCCGCTCTCGTGGAAACGCATTGCTGCGGAAGGATATACGAGTGCGTGCTTAGCGTTTGCATCGTCTCCTGTGTAGTTCGGGTCAACGACGAGTGACAATCCTGCGACTGTTCCAGCGGTTGAACCTTGTGAAATTAGACCAGCTGCGTTTGAAGGTAGAGCAGCTGCGAACAATGGACGGTTGGAACCATCGACCGCACCGAGAAGACCTGCGAAATCAATTCCATCTTCTCCACCTGTGTTTGCAACTAGCAAACGATTTGGGGTGAATCGCATTACGCCGTAAGACTCGGAAATACCCTTTGCAATAGCCTTATAGATTGTTGAATCAGAAGACTGAGTTGCGTTCTGAGCTGCAATCTGAGCTGCGTAAGCGTCGGTCTTTTGTGCGTAAGATGCAGCGAGTTCGCGTACAAGCAGGTCAAGAAAATCAGGCGCTGAACGGTCGATGAGTTCGACGTTTACAACATTTGCACCTGCAAATTTGACAATTGTGTCTTCTTGAAATGTGACTGCAGTGTCTTGTGAAGCAAATTCGGAACCTTCAGAAGTTACTGCAACGATTGCTTGATTTCCAAGCTTAGGTGTGAACACCTTTAGTCCGCTTGGAGGTAGTGGTGCGCGCTCGATTGAATCGATAAATGGGCGTGAGGAATCAATTACTCCGATGATGTCGGTGAGGTAATTTGGTGGAACCATTCCCGTGTTTTCGGTTGTTGTTGCAATCTGGAGTGCTGCAACAAGGTCACGAGCGTCTGCATCGCCTTGTGCTGCCTTCAATTGCGCCATTGCGTACTGACCAGCTGTTACGTTGGTGTTTACGCGTGGAGTTGTGTAATAAGCTGCCTGTACTGGCGCAGCCTTTGCAGCTTCTACCGTTTCTTCGGCAGGAGCTGGAACGGTAGTGTCTGACACTTGTTCTCCTTCGTTTGTTGGCTCTGAATCGGTTGACTCAGAAATCTTTTCTTCTTCTTTTGCGGCTTCAGCTTCAGAGGCTGCAACCTCGGATACGCGAGCGCTTGAAATAGCTGGCTCGGTTACTAGTGAAACTTCGATTAAACGTGCTTTTGCAATCGTCATTACGCCATCAATATTTGACCATTCGTCAACTGCTACGCCTACGCTGAATCCATCGCGTAAGCCTTCTGATGCTTCAACAAGCGCATCTTCTCCAGCCATTGTATTAGCAATCTTAAATGAAGCTTCGATGCCGTCTGGGGTGACTGTTGCTTCAACCATTTTGCCTAGTGGGCGAGTTAGTTCGTGCTCCCATAGAAGCTTTACATTTTTGCCAAAATCGATTGAATCCTTTTGAAATACGGTAAGACCTGCGGAAGTGTTACCTTCTTCTCCCCAAGTTACGATTTTGCCAGAGATTGTCCGCTTGTTTGTATCGGCGGCAGTGATGTTCATTGGAAAATTAATCTTCATCGGATTAAGTCTTCCTCCTCTTGAATTTGCTCAACGCTCATTGCGCCGATGCGGTTTAGGATTTCGTAAACCTGCGCGCGCTCTAATGCTGAGCCACGTAGGAAATCGTCCAAGTCGATGCGTGTGCTTTGTGTGCTTGGGATAAAGTCCGGTAATGAGATTCGCTGCTCAATTGCAGTGATAATTGGGCGTAGCGAAAAGTCTACGAGTGCGCGGCGCTCTTGTAGTGTGTTTGAATAAGTCATTGAAGTAACTTCTGCGGATAAGAAATGCGCAGGGATTCCACAAGCGCGGCTAAGTTCTAGCGCGATGTATTGTCTTGCTTCATTGAGCTGCAATGTCTTTGGGTCAAAACCTAAAGTGCTGAGTTCAACGTCTGCATTGAGAAATGCGGTCGAACGTTGGCTGCGTGCAGTTTTCCAAGACTCTAAAAGATTTTTAACGCGCTCGCTTGGAAGATTTGTGCCAGTAGATTTCAATACCATTGTTGGCAGCGGCTCTTTTGCATAAAGTTCTGCAGCCTTTTCTAATTCTAAAGCTGCGCGGATTGTGCGTCCCGCTGTATAAAGCAATCCATCGTTCAAGCCATAAAATACAACAAGCGAACCCACGCCACGTGTTGGCACTGGCGTTCCATCTACGTTATAACCAACAACTGCAGTTGAGTTCGAGTTGTATATCGGTGAAACGCGCTCGTACGGAACGAACGTGGCTGCGCGAACGCGTCCACCGTCGCTTGTGGCGTACATTTCTGTAACTTGCCAATAAGCGTTCCCATAGAAAAACAAATCAGCCGCGGTTAACGAATAGACTAAAGAAGCAGGAACGCTTGGGTCGGGTTGGTGTATGACTCTAGGTGCTTCGACGTGCGCTCCTGTAGATTTTTCATAAACTTCGAATGGTAGTGAGCCAATAGTGCCGCAAATAATTTGACGAGCGCGCATAACTGCAGGAACCTGCATTGCTTGCGCTTTAGTTGTAGCTGCGCCATTAATTGACGTCCAATAATCACCCATAACGGTGAAAGGTTTTAATGCCGCTGCGACGTCAACGGTGTCTTGTGATTTTGTAGCTGGCGCGCCGACAAGAAGGTTCGAAAGTAATCCCATTTGCCATAAATTGTAGCACCTACCACCTAGCCAACGTAAATGTCAACCTCTGTTGGTGGTCGTGTCGCATAATGACTTGCAAGAGCTGAAGCGATAGCCCCAGTAATAATTGCATTTGAGACTTTACGTCCCATTACCCAGCCGCCATCGCCAAAAGGTAATTTGACCGCAGATAAACAATGTTTCGTAAGCTCTAATTGCCCCGCGTGCTGTAAACGCTGCGCGCTTATCGCTGAAAGGAACTCGTCGCAAGATTGTGCATAAAGTTGCCCATCAATTGGCTCGATTTTGATTCCCGCAGGATTTAGGCGGGCTGCAACTGCCGATGCTGTTCGAGCTGAATAGGCGACAAGCTGGGTGGGGAACTTTCGAGCCCAGTCGGCAATGTCATTTGCAACCTGTTTATCATCAAGGTTTGAGTTGGACGTCCAAGTGTGAAGTAATTGGATTTGAAAGTTGTCATCGTCGATTTTTTGTGATGCGACAAGAGCTCCTTGCCTACGGTCTGGAGATAAGTCAACTGCCAACCACGTGTCTTTGTCTGCAGCAAGCTTAATGCCTTCCTTCTTGCAATTATCCCATTGAGTCGCATTAATAACGGGCGAAATTGTGTCCACCCACTGACAAAGTACCTCGGTGCGGACAATATCCTCTGGGTCATTGAGAATTGCTTTGATGTTATCTGGGTGAACCGTATAACCCAGTGAAGGATTAGCTTGTGCGACTCCGTGCCAGAATTTAGCCGACCCGTCAAACTTAATATCTTGGGGCGCAGACCATTCGAACCAGCCAATATCGTCACCGTTGTCTGTTGCTATTGCTGAATAAGCCCGCTCGCGTAATTTATTTAAAACAATGGAATGTTGGTCGCCAGCGTTTGAATAAAGCCAGCTTTGAGGATTAGGCGAGCTCATCTGGGTATAACGCAACGCTGCCCACACGTCTTCGTCGTAATATTCGCGTACTTCGTCCAAATGGACGCAATCGGGTGCTGCGATGCCGCGACCAGCTGAATTATTGGCTCGGACTATGTATCGACGTCCATTTGTAAATTGCAATTCTTGAAATCCCTTAGATTCCAGCTTCTTAACGAATTGCGCAGCTAATTCTGGAACTTGTTGGACGATTGAATCGACTTTGTAAAAGATTTCGGCTGAAGTAGTGAGCTTGTGGGCTGCGTGAACTTGGAGTTTTTCGCCTAGTTCAATAATCCGCCAGATAATCTGCAGCGCCATAAACGTAGATTTGCCTTGCTGGCGTGCGCACAATAAAACCACAACTGGGTGAGCCCACCTCCCGTCGGGTTTTACTTTTAGGCTGTGATAAGCCAGCCATTGCTGCCAAGGTAGCAGCGGATAACCAATTCGGTCACAAAATGTTATAAATTGTTCGGCTTTTGAGGGTAAATCAAGTAGTTTGGTGTGAATACGTGGCTCCGTCACACCTCCTAAAGTCGATAAGTCCCATTTCTTAACGAGCTCTCCCTTATTTTCCATTTTTAGCCCGCTTCTTCCTCATAGTGCCTTTTCGAGCCATTTTCGGGAGAAAATTGAACAAGGGGGGTCGGTGCCTTTCTT